ATGTTCGTCGAACTGGTTTACGACAAACGCAATGTGGCAGGGTTACCTGGGGCAAAGGATATCATCCTGAATGAGCTGACCAAGCGAGTGCATCATATCTTCCCTGATGCAGAGGTGAGGGTTAAGCCGATGCAGGCGAACGCATTAAACAGCGACTGTACCAAAACAGAAAAGGAACGGTTAAACCGTATGCTGGAGGAAATGTTCGAAGAATCTGATTTTTGGATGGTAGCCGAATAATAAGCTTTGTTTTTACATTGCTGTTTTATAGAATCCGCCGCCAGCCGGATATTTTCAATACTCGCACTATCGATTAAAACTGGCTGGCCGCAGCCCCTCCTGTACACGGGGAGCTGCGGTATTTTCACATTACCGGGCAGTCATCAAATTCATCAGACCGCGCATCGTTGATGATGTAGATCACCACACCAAAAACACCACTATCATCAAGTTCTGACAGGTCGTCACACTTCAACGGATCATCGAGTCTTTCCAGAACAGTGCTCCGGGAAAATCGAATACGGCGCAGGGTAAACTCGCCTGCAATAGCACAGATCACGATTGAACCATCACAGGCTCTGACACCAGAGTCCACCACCAGCAACGCATCTTTCATAATACCGGCACGCCAGTACGACTGGCCGGCACGCATGAAATACGTCGAAGACGGGCTTCTGATAAGCTGTTCGTCCAGTGAAATTCTTCGCTCAACATAGTCCTGCGCTGGCGACGGAAACGGCCCCATTACCACACCCTCCCCATCGCGCGGAGAATCCAGTATCTGTTCTCCGTCTGCTGGGTTGTCTTGTCTGTAAAATCACCCTGATATTTAGGAGCGAATTTCTTTGCGAAACAAGAGGAATCTTGATGACGCCAAGTTGACAACCATACCGGCTATACTTCCAGCTGCAACACCAATGATCGGATTTTCAAGGGCTATATTATATGTTGAGATTAGCCAACTATAGAGGCCGTAGTTGACTGAACCTCCACCTAACATGAGAACAAAGTATGAGAGAAATTCGTTTTTAGGCTTCATGCATGAGCTTTTATCTTTGAAGGTTATCTTTCTATTAAAAACCCATGTAACGGCCACTGCTGCAAAAAAGGAAAAGGCTCGAGCTATGTAAGGCCCACAGTATCCAAGCAAAATATAAAGCACTGTGGTATCTACCAGAAAACCGATAGCCCCACTAATTCCGAAGAAAAAAATCTCTCTCATGATTTTTATCATTTATTTTTTCTCATACACGGAAGAGGAATCCCAAGATAGACCAGCCGCTTCATTTCATGCCGCCCCCTAGTCACATTGTCCAAGACTAAACCACAAACGAATGATAATGCCGCAGCAATCATGATGGAAGCCGCTAAAACTGCAGTTGGGAGTCGGGGAACCAGTCCATCACGAAGATATTCAGTTAATAGCGGGAACCCCAGTAATAATGACACCATCGCCATGCTCAAAGAACAAATCCCGAAGAAGGCAAATGGGCGTTCACTTATATATAGTCGACCAATCGTCTTTAGTATTCTCCAGCCATCTCGATATGTCGACAATTTACTGACAGACCCTTCCGGGCGTGCTCCGTAGGCTGTCATTATTTCACCATAAGGCATGCGAAGCTCCAGAGCATGCACTGTCAGCTCAGTTTCAATTTCAAAGCCATTGGAAAGCGCAGGGAAAGATTTAGCATATCTACGCGTGAAAGCCCGGTACCCTGAAAGCATATCGGTGAAATTCCCACCAAATATTTTAACAACACTTTGGGTAAGTATATAATTACCCCATTGATGTCCGCGCCTATACGCCTCACCAGCAATTTCCTCTTTCGTTTCTCGACAGCCAACAACCATATCAAGATGGTTATCAAGTAGTTTATCTACAAGACTTCTAACAGCACTTGCATCATAAGTTGCATCCCCATCTACCATTACGTAGATATCAGCATCAACGTCGGCAAACATGCGGCGTACAACATTTCCCTTACCAGGAAGTTGCACAGATACCACTTTAGCACCAGCATTGGTTGCAACAAGGGCGGTGCGATCCGTCGAATTATTATCAAAAACGTAGATATCAATCTCAGGCATAGCATCGCGAAATCCACTAACTACTGCTTCGATCGCTGCTTCTTCATTATAGCAAGGAACGATTAATGCCACATGTTGTTCACGATAATACATATCAACCTCATTTAAATTATTCCTTTGTTTTTATTGACAGCAAAATAAATGGAACGCTTGCCGATGTTGCTAATATTGACCAATATGCGTATCTAAAATCAGATGCAACTCCGACAAATAGGTATGCCACAAGATACAGAAAACTTGACGTATTCAAGGCAAGAAAAACATCCCTGGCGAAACACTTACGGGATAACAGTCCATAAAGTGAAAATATAAAAGAGGTCATAAGCCAGAACCCGGGATGAAAAACGAACGTATTTTTCAATAAGTTGGTCGTCGTTTCAAGCACTCTGAACAACCCAGTTTTTTCGTATTTTAACCCTAATGAATTTTCTACAGTAGAATCACCCAATACTGAATTTGGATGCCACAACAATTTCATAAAGTTTTCATAACGATGATTCAGGTATGCACCAGGTTCATGATATATAGCAAAAATCCATTTTTTCATTAATGATCCATCACCCCATGAACCAGAGTTTTGTATTTTTTTTAAAACAAAACTACAAGATCCCCAAACGTAAACATCCCATGCAGCCGCATCATAACAAGTTGAAAGCATCTTATGGCCTTCATCACTATCCCAAGTTTCCTCAAAATAGTCTTTACCTGAAAAATGAGAAATTCCCCCAAGATCAAAAACTATCAACGATTGATGAACTCGGGATTTTTCAGCATTTAAAAAACCGTAATTGAAGGTTGTTGTGAATAAAATGGAGCATGCAGGAAAAAGAAAGAGAATAATCACCCATTTTTTCCATGACTGGAATTTACTTTTATTGAAAAGCAACCATACCAATGGTAACAAACCAAACATCGCATTAAATCTTACCATACTTCCAATAAATAGCATGACACCAGCAAGAAGCAATATTTTCTTATTCTGCCCGTTATATTTTGAAATACTTAAGCAAATAAACCCTACAGCGCAAAGCCAAATAACCGCGTGAAGAACATCCTTCCAAATGTGGCTAAGCGTACCAACTGCAAACGGCATGAAGCCAACAACAATAACTGATAACGAAATTTTTTTATATGTTTGCGGAATAGAAAGAGATATAAGTAATAAACCGCCCCAATACAGAAAACATTCAAGCAATAGCATTCCAAATGCCCCTGGCATCCAGTCATTCGTGATAGCCCAAATGAAACTCATAATCGGTGGATGCCAATCACTGAAATTAAAACTTGTCGCTTGCTGGTATTGATCTAACGCATCACTAGTGATTAATCCAGGGAAAAAGGCTCGCAAAGTTATTAGCAACCCAAAAGTGGCTAAGGCAACTTGAGTAAATACTGCTTTTTTACCGAGTTTTGATGTTAGCATTGAATCATCTAATCTTGAGGAGTGTCATGGGGTTAATACTGTGAATTCTCCCACATGAGATATATTCAGGCAAGCATTTCGATCAGGGATTTCCTTACAGCAAGAAGCCATTGATGTGGGGATAGCGACGGCGGAGTGGAGAAATACCAAGTGCTGCTAATACGCGTTGATACCTCAAAAGCCGCGCGAAGCGGCCCCTTGTTACGGTTGCGGAGGCCAGTTAACGTCCGGCGCGGTGCTGGTATTTGTAGCCGTCACCGCATCGATATAGTCCAGTGTGGCATTAATCTGTTCCGTCTCAGACGTGGTGAGTTTGCGCCCCGCCTGGAGCTTCAACTGAACAACGCTGATTGACTGCATCGCCACATCAATCAGTGCCCGCCGCTGCAGTTCGGCCTGCGCTACGAGTTGCTCGTGCGACAGTTCCGGCACGGGGACGATAGTCACCATTCCATCATTATCAACAGTAAAGGTTTCGCCTGGCTGGCGGCTCATCGCTTTGCTGAACTCCTCAGCGGATACGTTGATTGCGCCCTCCGGGATTTGACGGTACTCCTCATTACTCGGGTAAAACAGACCGCCGGAAAACCAGTAAATAATATTATCCATACTCATCCCCTTAATATCCGATAGCAATCCATGAACAGGTTTCGTAGTAGCCACTAGGTGCCCAGTTCTGAATCTGTAGTCCCTGCGTCCCTGTAGCGTTAACGTTCATTGATGCGTTTGAGCCGCTTGCCCAGCGATTCCCCATAGCGAACAAAATGGTATTGGGGAACGCGATATTCACGTTATAGGTATTGTTTGAATTCGGCGGCGTTGAGGTGTTACCCCATTGCAGATACAGCTTCAGATTGCTGCCGGTGGTCGCAACAGAGGGAAGCTGAATATAACCATTACCTGACATCATGGACCTTACGCTGTCCATATCGATAAGATTTGATGCGCTTCCCATTCCGACATTGCGCGTAGAGGCAGAACCTAATCCTAATGTAGTACGCATATCAGAGGCTGCTGCATTCCCCAATAATGTCCTGGCAAGCGATGTCAGGCTTGTTAATGCAGCTGTTTTTTGTCCGGTAAAATATGGAACTTTATCAGCCACACCTGTCAGCGCGGCTAATGCCGCCAGAGAGTCAGTATTTGCAGCAAACATCTTCTTTAAAGCAGTAAGCACCTGGGTCATATCATTGGGATCCAGGACCATCGAAGCTGACTCTACGATGTTCGCCAGCTCTTCCTGCACCGCGTTAAAAGCTGGCGCACGCAACCGCGTCGCCGGGGTTCCGCCGGCAACGTTGCCATCGGTATATTTGCCATCGGATGTGGCTGTAGATTCAACTTGCCCGATTCTGAGCATGGGTCATCCTCACTTGATTAAGCGATTAAAATGAAAGTCATTGTGTTGTGGTCGGTTATGCGTAACTGAAAATAAGACGCAGATGCGAGGGCGCAATTTTAGTGATCGCGCACTCGAGTTGTTTATTTCCCCAGGAGGCCAGGGAATCACCACAGTAAGATGCACCTGACAGTGCGTATTTGATGGTGGTTTGCGGGGCGTTAATCTGCCAGGTAAAAGGCCACTCATCGCCGTTCAGGGCATCGCCGCACGCCGACATACCGCACATCGCGGGGCGAAACTGTGTGATGGTGATGGTATACCCCAGCGCCGCCGCCACGCGGATGTAGTAATCGCGGTTCAGGCCGCCGGTACTGATGAGCTTTGCCACCACCATGCGCTGGCGATCGCTGACCCCGTCGATTTCACCGATAGCGCAGTCATCCGGCAGACCAAGCGTCGCCTCCCATTCCGGAAGCATACTGGTCGCAGTGGGCGGAAATGCCCCGGCAATGAGATTTATCGCGTCGTCATCCGAACGCTGGAATGCACTTCCCAGGGCGCGCAGAACCGCCGCCTGAACTGTTTTTGACGCCCGTGGCCACGCCCTGCCGGTGGGCAGCAGCGCCCCCAGCGCGCCAGCGTAATCATCTTTCGAAAAGAGGCTCATACAAAATGTACCTCACCCAGCACCGGAATTTCACCCACCGCAAACGTAATATTGGCCGTCGGAGAGTTCAGGATATAGCCCGTGGTGCCGTTAACATCACCGATGCTCCCGTTGATATCCGAGAGATACACTTTCCCGGAGCCGTCAGGATTGGCCTCATCAAAAAACAGCGTTGTCAGTGCGTCCCTGATGCCCTGTACCGTGGTGGTGTCGGCATTTTTTATCCCCGCAATTTCGACGTCGATGGTCTTCGGGATTGGGGAACACACAAACACGATGGCTGTGTCAGTCTGCAACGGGTAAATGTGATCGGCGACAGCCAGCTGGTCCCCGGTGGCCCTGACAGCCCCCCAGTCTTCCAGTTGCGATATTCCGTCGGTACCTACCGGAAACCCGCCGCTGGCGTTCTGGTCACACATGATGTACACCCCGACGGTCCCGGCCCCGTTCAGGCGACGTTTTACCCACGCCCGGGTCACGCCAGGTACCTCGAGCGCCCATTTTTTATAATCGGTATCGCTGCCGCCCTGTGGCGGATTCTGCCACGCCAGCAGGCCACGGCTGCGAAACTCGTCTTCGCTTTCAATGTCCGCCCCGCCGGTCGCGGCAGACAGCAGCGTCACCTGCGCATCCACCCCGGCAATATTGGCATCCAGTGTCAGAAGGGTCCCGGCATCCGCATTACCGCGGGCACCGCCCCCGGTCACATCGCTGGTAATATCCGGCAGTATGGCGGTCACGGCAGCAGTACCATAGCCATTCGCCTGAATTTTCAGCTCAGCATCCGTGCGATACTGATACCCGTCGCCACGGTTCAGGATCGTACCCGGCGGAATGATGCTGTCAGCGGCGCCGGAGGCCTGTGCCGATGGCGATTTCGCGGCCGTGGCCGGTTTGCGAAAAACCTGCTTCATGGCCATCCATCCTGCCTGGAACTCATCGGTAGACGTGAACGGGTTCGTCTGCAGGGCAATATAGTCCAGGTAGGCGTAGTGCAGATGCCCCATCCCGGCATCCATATCGGCGAGCACTTTCAGGTTAGCGAAGCGCAGCAGCGCGCCGACTCCCTCCAGCTCCGCTTGCATAAACTTCCGGTTTCCGTCACGCAGCTCGCTGAGCGTCGGTCGTTTAAACGGCATATTAATGTTGCTCCCATATCCAGTAAAACCTGAATTCCTGCCAGTCTTTGCCCGGTGCCAGATACCGGATGATGAGGTTCAGGCGGTTCGGCATAACGATCTGCGCAACAGGGATAACATCGCTGACCACGCCATCATCCTTAAGCCAGGCAAGAGCCTCGCGCGCATATTCCTCCGCTCTTTTCGCCACGTCGGTCGTCAGTTTCTGCCTCCGGAGTAACCACAACCGTGACCCGAGCTGCGATTCATCACCAGAATCCCCCCACCAGCCACGGCGATCGCTGCCTTCATAGTCGTCATCCGCGCGCGCCAGCCGGTCGGTAAACAGGCTGTCCAGTATCGCGGTCTGTAAATCGTACCCGGTGGTGAGTGCACCCGGGCCTTCCTGCCAGTCGGCAACCATCTCGTCCACGTTCCAGAAAGAGGCAATGTCGCTCATGTCACCTTCTCCTCGGGTCGTTCACTGCGGATATCGTCATTGCCTCTCTGGGCATTTTTAACCAGGTGATCATGGTCGTTGTGCGCTTCCCGCAGGTCTTTCAGCGTGCGGGTATTGGTTTCACAGTTATCCACAATATCGCCGGTGCATTTTAAAATCGGGGTTCTGGCCAGAACACTCTCGCTGGCGTTAATGGTCACGTTGGTCGCGTTATTGACTTCCACATCCTTGCCCTTCGCATCGACAAATACTCCATCTTTGGTCAGCAGCACCTCCTGCCCCCACTGGCTGTAGATAACGGTTTCGCCGTCTTTCAGCCCGGCGCGCCGGTACCCCTGATGATTCGTGGCAATGACCACCGGACTTGAACGGTCACCGCCAATAAAGGCCAGGACCACGTCGGTGCCTTTCGGCAGCCCGGAAGAAAAGCCAAACTCGGCGAGCCGCGGCGCGCTGGCGACCTCAAGCGGCGTCTGGTACTGAACAGTCTGCACAACACCACTGTCTTTCAGCGCAGTGATCCGGCCAATGCCCAGCATGCTGGCGATGCGGGTGGCGGCGCGCCTGACTAACTGGTTCATGTATTTAACCCCGGTATCTGCTGGTAGAAGGCGTAGGGCTGAACTTCAAACGCTGCCGGCGGCATCAGTGTCATGCGTGCATGCGTCCCGTTGTCATCACGCATGTAGGTGACATCTGCCAGCAGCAGCTCGGTATCCGGGAGGCGGAACGCCGGCATATTCACCGGAATAAGGGTATTGGGCTCCCACAGCTTCCCCGCCTCATCCCGCCAGGAGTCTGTCGTCACAGTCAGCGGCTTCGAGCGGCCATACCGGCGGTTCATTTCCCAGTCGATAGCGCGCTGCGCCTGTTGTGATGCCATCAGAGTGCTTTCAATAATGGAAATATGCTTTCGGTAGCGCATACGGGCGGCTTCCGGATCCCTCGCCGTCGCCAGCGTCACGGCGTCATAGGCCGAATCCGGCGAATAGCCTGCTATCGGGGAAATACCCATAGAAACACCGACATAGTCAGAGAACCTGTCAGCCATCGATTTACGGTAATAAGCCTGCTCGACGTTCACACCCTCGGCAATACCGCTGGCGGCACGGCGCGTACCGACGCGGGTCAGCAGCAGGTTGCCGTCAGGCTGGTCGTAATAAAGCAGGGCTGACCACCGGGCCACCCGCTCTATAATCTCCTGCGGTGACTCCCCCCAGTTAAGGGTGAACTGGGGAACCTTAATCAGATCGCTTACATCCGTCGAGACGCTGATGCCGTAATACGATGCCAGCCGCGTGGCGATTTCCAGCGCATTACCGCCATTGATGACGTTGTTGGGCCACTCAGCGGAGCAATCCACCAGATCCTGGCATTTGCTTCTCCCCGTCGCGCGCACCTCGTGGCGGGAGCGCGATATTGACGGCTCCCAGTCATCCACATAGCCCGTCAGTGTCAGGTCATTCCCGATACGGACGGTACAGGGCATCCCTTCTTCCACAAGCTGGCGGTTATCACTGCCGGGAAAATAATCCATCAGACCGAGATCGAAATCAGAGGGAAAACGTTCAATACCGCGGGTCACCCGGACTGAATCCCAGCCCTCAATAATTTTACCGCCGACCGTCAGCGAGACGGCGTCCTGATCGCTGTCTGCACTCATTTTCTCAGTACCTTCATGGTTACCGGCATAAACGCCGGATGCGGAACGCGCGCTTCCTGCACCAGTTCATCCGCACGGGTGGCATCCTGATACAGCCGGTTAGCCAGCGTCAGCGCCGGAAGGGGCTGAGCCAGCGTGACCTGAATCAGTTCGCTCAGTCCGGATGCGCGGTCGCTCATTGTGGCCAGGAAGGAAGACCTGATGGCAAGCAGGCTGCCATACATACCGTCCTCCGCACGGTCACCGGCCAGCACCAGCGCCGTATCCAGCTGAACGGAAACCCGCTGCGTTATCGCTTCAGCCTCATCGCGGCTGGACGGTCTGGCATCGGCGGCCGCGCGGGTCATGGCCCCCGAGCACAACACAACGATCAGCGTGTTCATGGTCGCGGATATCGCTTTGCTGCTGTCGGATTGCTGGCATTCCGTGCTGATGACATTAGCCAGTTTTTCCAGTGCTGAGATCCGGTCATTCACGCTGCCGGCACTGTCAAGAATGGCATTCACAACATCGGCGACACCCTGCACAAAGTCATCCGGGTTGGTTGAGTTATTCAGATGATCCACGGTATCGGTGATGTTTTTCCGGTCCATCACCGACTGCGCGGTCACCTGGTCGGCAAGCGCCTGAGTGTCCTCCACGTCGGCAGTCGACGTATTGCCTGAAACAGCGGAAGAGCTACCACCGACTGGCCCCTTGCTGTAACGGCCATATTGCGTATTTCCAAACGTGGAATTCAGGACGTTACTGAGGTTTGTGACTTCGCTGATGGTGCTGTCCACCATATTCGTCCAGAACGTGACGGTACCTTTAATGGTGTTGATCGCCTGCGTAACACCGCGGATTTCACCCTTTATCCTGGCGAGGGTACTGGCGACCGTCGTGCTCACCAGTTTCAGGTAGTTGGTGTTTACAGTATCGCCTGCGGTGGTACTGTCCGTGACGGCGAATACTTTGAGACCTGACTCAATTGCCATCAGGGTGAACTCAAACACTCGGCCATTTTCTGTCGATCCGGAAATACGCAGACCGTTTTCAGGAATAGAAACCGTTAATTCGCCGAGCGTCGGGTGGATCAGGGTACCGCTTCCCTTTGCTTCACAGGCGGCGATCAGCGACTGACGCTGGGTAATGGCATCGCCGCCGCCGTAGACCTGGCTGTTCTGGATAAGGAACCCGCGAATAATAAACCGCCGGGTGGCGCGGCCGATATCTTCAATCCACGCGGTATCACGCCAGGGGTACTCATGCACGGCCTGACGACGGCCGTGGCTGCCCTCTTCTGCCACAACGGCAAACGGCACGCCGCGAAACGAGCTGGCACGCAACTGGCTCTGCCAGTCATCGCTGGCACCACCACCCATCAGGGACGTTATTGCATCCTGAATAATTGACATCACGCCTCCAGAAAGAAAAAAAACCGCCAATTTGGCGGTTTTGATTTCTATTGAACAACGATAATTAAGGGTGAACTGAAAACCCGTCTGGCGATTTAGTAACGATCAGAGTCCTACCATCGGTAGTTTTTACTACTGCCAGATTCTCTGTAACATTCATCACTCCAGAAACATTTATACCATTATTTTCCAGATAATCATGAGTAACATTTATTGAGCCATAACATAAGTCATTATTAGTATAGAAGCCTTGGTATTCCTGCTTGCATTTATTTATCGACAAAAACTCATCCCTAAGAGAAAAAAACGCCATAACAAATGTGATAGCTAAAACAACTGAAATAACTCTGGCGATAGCTCTCCTTTTACTTTTCTCCTTCCTAAATGAAAGAAAAAGACAGATAAAGAATAAAATCAATAAAGCAATGCAACCTTGATAAATGCTCATAATCCACCAATCCACCATTAATAATATTCCGTTACCCAGATGACTGGGACAGTTTGCACTTCCACATCGATTTTGTCATCAAAAACCACTTATCCAAACCCGGTATTAATAATTCATGGCGGTGGCTATTCTGCCATTATCCTCAACGTTATAAGTTTTTTTCTCTCCCTTATCATTTACCAGAGTTATCTCCAACTTTAACTTTTGATCAGACATTGCCTCTTTCAGGGATCGGGCAAGATTGTCTGCCATAGCATTACCTACTCCACTAGGTGAACCAGTGATAATTGAAGTTCCCGGTCCATTGTCAGTACCAGAGGAATGATAGATACTTTGTTCTGTAAAGTTACTTTCTTGTTGGCCTTCATTATTGATTATCCTCTGGTAATGTCCCAGAACGGCCCCAGGATAGGCCTGATTTTGCTGTCCCCACCGACTGGTATCGTAACCACCGTTGTAATAGCGGAGCGCCAGCGGAACATTTCCGCCGGACCTTTTCAGGTTCTCAGATAAGATTTGTGCCCCAGCCATAATGTTCTGCCGCGGATCGGTCCAGTCCGTTATCCCGGTCGACCGGAAATTTGACGGCATAATCTGCATTAACCCTCGGGCGTCAGCACTACTAACTGCATATGGATTCCCGTTAGACTCCTGGGTCATTATGGCCTTCAGCAGGCGGGGATCCACACCATATTGCTTGCCGGCTTCATTGAGTAGATCGTCATACTGTCCGCCCTGGTTATACGGTACATAGTTATTGCCGCCGACAGCAGGTCGGGTAATGGCAGCCATATCGTCCTGCAGCTGGTTCGCCGTATCCGTCGCCCGGTAATTCGCATCGTAGCGTTTGCTCACAGCATCCGTCATAAACCCGGCATCCACCATCCCGCGCTCGCTGCGGGGCAGGCTGTTATAGAGTTCCTTGTCACCCTGAATACGGCGCAGTTTGGCCGCGTCCGCGCTGCTGATAAACCCCAGCGCATGCGACAGGCCGGTGAAATCGCCGTTGGTAAACAGGTCTGTCACGCCCTCGAGGCCGTCTTTCACCGACCCGTCGGAAAGCAGGCCTTTGAACAGCTTATTCTGCGATCGTTGCTTCAGTCCGTCCCATGAGGCGCCCAGTTCGTTCATCGTGCCGTTGATATCGGACAGTTGTTTATTAAGTTCGGGATCGACCGTCAGCCCGAACGTATCGGATTTTGCCAGCAGGGTTTTCATGCGTTCACCTTCACGCATCAGCGCCAGCATTTCAGGGGTAAAACCCATCGCATCCGCGACAGATTTTTGCTGCTCGGGTCGCAACGTCGGGAACACACGCGCGATCTCTTCCATGGTTTTGAGCGTATCGACTGAACCATCCTTGTTTTTCTGGATCTGCACACCAATCTGCGATAACGCGCCAAGTACCTGACCGTTTGCCCCGCTGGCCGCTTCCTTCAGCGTTTTTGCCATCCCTTCAATCGATGCATTTGCGCTTTCGCTGTCAGCCCCCAGAATACGCATGGCGCCAGCGAGCCTGGTAAAGTCATCAACCCGCATACCGGCGTTTTTCGATGCTGTATCCAGGTTGTACGCCTCCCGGGATGCTTCCCGAAAACCGTAGGCAACCTGCTGAAGGCCATATCCTGCTGCCCCAACAGCACCGAGCGCGCCCAGCTTGCCGGAGATTTCCCCCACCATTTTTAGCGGGGGAACCATATCACCGATGAACTGCACGTTATCCCGCGCGCTCTTCGACATATTCTCCAGGCGTGAAATAAAACCGTTCAGCCCGTCGACCGTCTCCTGGCCCCCTAACTGGAGCCCTTCTTTGGTTTTATTCAGCTTCGGCTCAAGATCGCGGATAGCTTCATCAATCCGGGTTATCGCGTCACTGACCTGATCGCTGGCCACCAGCTCAAAATCAAAAGAATTACTCATCGTTGTCAGGGTTCCTGAGTTTGTTAATCCGGGAGGCCTGTGTCACCCACCAGGTCAGCCGGGCGCGGGTCATTCCCCACGCCCGGTCCTCAGACCAGCGGAAATAGAAGGTGATATCAGCGGCGGTTTCCTGCCAGACGGTCAGGGCTTCCAGGTCAAAAAACCGAGCAGGTACTCCTCGCATTTTCGAAAATCGATGAAATCCATCGGCTGCAGCACGGATTCACGCGTGCCGGACACCAGCGCAATAAGCAGGCGCATCGCCGCCAGTGAGGTGGATGCGGCTTGTTTTTCGTAAAACTGCTCTGCCTGGCTGAGCGTCGGGGCTTTCAGCTCCAGCTGCTCATAGCGGGTTTTCTGCGGCGCATCTTCAAGCGGTACCGCCAGCAAAATGATTTTTACACGTTCAATTTCTGCCATCTTAGTTCTCCGTTACTTCCCGGCCTTCCCAGCGAACATCAAATACAGCATCTTCGCTTTCCACTTCCTGGACGTTTACCGTCCAGAGCTGCTGACCGATAATGGTTTTCCCATTCGCCAGTTCCGCCACAATGTTGACATTGGTTTGCCCATTGAAACCTTTGACGTTCGTCCCGCCGCTGTCACGCAGCCGGGCCGAGATATACGGCGCCACAGGTTTTTCTTTGTACCCGTGTACGCCGTCCATCCCCGTCAGGGTGGTGCGGTTGACGGTGGAAACCTGGTATTTAAATGAGCCCTCCACCATCACTGTTACACCGTTGACGGTGACATACGCGGTTCCCGCCAGGCGGTTAGAAGTATCACCTGCCATCGTTTATGCTCCTGTTGATTCAGCCCGCGTACGGAACTGGTTGAGCAGCGCAAAAATGCGCAGCTGGTTCATGAGGGTTCCCGGCCACAGCACATCGACGCGGTTCGGGTTTTTGGCGTTCTGCTCAACAATGATGTTTTTGGCAAAGGCCGCGGCATCCTGCGCATACCCGTTCCACACCAGGTTGCCATACTCCGCAATCTGATCTGCTTTGATAATGTTCGGGGTGACAATCGCGGCGCCGGGGGCAAAACGGGTACCGTCAGCCGCCAGCTTCATCCGGCCAAACTTACTGGTTACCGCCGTGCGCAGGTAACGGGTCACAAACATCAGACTGAAGAGCGTTTCCACCTCGAGGTAGCTGCCATCCTCGTCGCCGTAGCTGTTCTTCTGGTAAGTGGTGATCAGGTTCTCAATACGCACCGTGCCGTCATCATCCACCGTAAACGTCGAAATGCCGCTGTACAGCAGGTTGTTACGCTCGGTCAGTTCAAAGCGGTCCTGCAACTCCGGCGCAAGAACCCCCAGGATAGCCAGCGACTGCACCGGGCGCCCCGGATCATTGCGCAGGCTGACCGCCGCCGCGCCTGTGTACCCGGCAGACCACACCCAGGAGGGCGACGGTGATTTATTCACGCCCATCAGCGTTTCATGCTGGTTGTTTCGCACCTCGCCTTTCGTTCCGAGCTGCGCATAGGTTCCGGTAGTCGTACCAAAGGAATGACCGTACAACTGCTTATCCCACGCCCAGCGGCCGCCGACATCTGAAAGGAACGCCTTCATCGCATCCAGTGATGCGGTGTCGTCATAGGGGTTAACGATAAAGTCGAACGTCCGGTCCTGCAGGTTGGCCAGCGCGCCAGTGATATCCGGCGCACTGGCACCACCGCTCATGGCTGTAATGGTCAGTTCCAGGCCTGCAGGTGTCACCTCCCCACCAGGTGATCGGAGGTAGTTCAGGCGAACATCAATACCATTGCCAATGGCGCCAAGGTTTTTCGCTGTCAGGGTTACTGTATCAGTGGCCGCACTGGCGGTTACCGGCAGCGTGGTTTTTGCGTTAATCGCCGCCGCCAGAGAGGTGGCAATCGCGGCCGCCGTATCCGTTGCCACAACGGTCAGTTGAATACGCTCGCCGGCGATGTACAGCGAAATCACCCCGGTTGCCGTCGGTACGCTGGTTACTTTAATGGTGCCGGTGGCGGAAACCATGGAGTCAGGGTCTTCCTCCAGCGGCAGGATCCAGACTTCGGCGGCGGTATCATTGTTCTGATACGCCGTCATCATGGCCTGCAGGATACTGCCCTTTCCGGCCAGATCGCCGACAGTATCAGCAGAAGAGACGCGTTCAGGAATACCGGCGGTTGCCGAACCGGAAGTCAGCATCCCACCGATAAGCAGGGTGCGCTGCGTGGCTGTGGCGTTATTCGCCATCGAGTTATCAAACTCAACGAAGAACAACCCCACCCGCAGGTTATCGGGGACTCGGGCGAAGGGTACGGTCATTCAGTCTCTCCCTCTTTTTTCGGTGAAACACCTTTCGCTGGCGCGATCGTCTGCTGAGTGGCCGGAACCACATCACCGTCACGCAGCCTGCGGCGCCAGAAAATATTGTCAGGAACCTCTGCGCCGTCTGGCGGCAAAGGGCTGCCCTTGACGGGACAGCGAACGCTGAGCCCGTCTTTCGGTTTTACAAACATAATTTACTCCTGGAAGTTGAGGCTGATACCGGGCTGCGGCGTACCGTCGGGTACGACAATCGCGATATCGATGCCTTCAAGGGGAACCGCCTGAACAGGATAGAAGTCTTCCGGCCCCTGATAATGTTCGATGTCGATTTCAAGCAGCAGCTGGCCCATATGCGCTTCACCGTCGGCATCGACATTGATGGTTGAGCGCACCTCGGCGTATTTCTGAATCTTCCGGGTCAGCTCATAGCTGTTGATGACCGCGCGCTCCACCTGATCCCGCAGCGCTTCCAGCGCCAGCTCTGCTTTCATCGCGCCATCATCTGTCGTATCGCCGTCGTACTCCTGTACCCGGCCAGTAATTCTGACGGTAGTGATAGTGGTAAACGCCGGGGTATTCCGCCCCAGCGACTTTTTTTGCTCAAACGGCGTCTGAACCAGCAGCGCCGGATACATGTCCGCCGATGTTGACCAGTCGCGGGGGGAATACACGCTGCTTCCGGCGTCCGTGGCGCCGGTCAGCGCCGTGACCACCATCTGTCGTACTGCTGCTGCATTCATCGTTGTTTCACCACGTTAAGAACGAGTTTTGAGCCGCCATGGCTGTCCGGTTCGACGTTTGATACCACGAACAACTGATTCACAGGCTTTCCGCCGGCAGTTTTGATAAAGACACGATCGGACACCGCCGGGAGCGGTCTGCCGGAGTCGGTAAACTCCGCATCGCGCACCCCCAGTACCGGGCTCGTGGTATTTATCGCTGAATCACCGTCCAGATTTTCGGTTACCTGGGCGTAACCGCGGTCGAAAATGCCGTTTATCGGAAAGGGAGTACCGTTTCGGGGGCGGTACTCCTGCTCGTCGCCGAAGACACCATGCAGCGGACTCAGGAGGTGTAAATCCCAGTCCACGCCCATGGCATTACCCCGAAGTGACAGTGACGGCGGGTTGTGCCGCCTGCGCGCGCTGACGCAGTACGTGGACGTCAGCAATAATGCCCGCCTGCAGCAGGCGCTCTGCATCCTGGCCGGTGACCGGAATAACGCTGTTTTCCCGGTAGACTTCACCGTTGTGGCGGACCATGTTGCCCTTCAGCACGACAAACTCCGGCCCATCATCCACGATGACATCATCATCCTCAGCGGAGGTATCTACTACCGGGACGATGCCTTCGGCGTTCAGATCATCGGCTGCAGGCGCTGGACTGTTTGTTGCTTTCGCCATATCACACCACCGTTGCACAAAGGGACGCGTTTACCCGGCTTGGAATAACCAGCGGGGAAGATTGCATCAGGATAAGACGCTGGGCAGGATCTTCTTTCACCCATGATTTTGGTGCATAGGCCAGCGGGCCGTAGTTGAATGCGGGATCCATAATCACGCCAAATGCGCGGGTACCCATCAGGTCAGCACCACTCATAATGACAGCCCCATCGGGGATCATGGGCTTCTCGATGTTATCAAGCGGGTCAATAAACCAGTCGTTATATAACCAGAGGTCAAAGTTACCCCAGCGCCCTTTATAGATGGCACCCTTCATCACCTGCGGGCCAGCGTTAATCTGGTTACCAAACGGGCTCAGCGCCGGGAAGGTGATGGCGTTGTCCTTGATGGTGGTATCCAGGCGGAATGCACGCCATGACTTGCTCGTGAAAACCAGATCAGTCGCGACAGAACCGGACTCTTTCAGGAAAAGAGTCTGCCAGACTTCGATATCATCTGATGGTTGAGTGTTAGTGGTGCCGGATGCAACCGTCAGCGGCCATTTATCAGAACCACTGAGAGTAATAGTGAGATCTGAAGAGCGTCCGAAATCCACCACTTTGGTTTCATAGCCTTCCCCGGTAACTGTAACGGTACCGGACACCAACGCGCTGGCCGCCATCCATTCAAGACGACGGTTGATCATGTCAATCTGATCAGTCATCTCAAACTGCAGGTTCAACATTTCACGCTCTGCTGCTGTGTACTCTCCACCAATACGCTCACCAATCTGGCGACGAATCGGTTTGCGTAGGTCCGGCGCTCGCTTATCTTTGATGTAAGCCGGTTTGAAGGTATTGGTCTGGTATTTACGGGATTCGACCAGCTTACCTTCCACCAGTGGGGAGACGAACGGCGCCATACGACGCAGGCCGACATCAACATCAATCGCTACTTCTTCAGTCTCGTAAGTCACAACATTCGGAAAGAAGCGATCAAGCAGCCAGTTCTGACTGGTTTTCAGGTTAGGAACGACCTGCACCAGCACACTGGTTTCATAAATATTATCCATAGTCAGTCTCTTGATGATGCCGGACGGGGGCCCGGCAGGAATTTGAAATACGCGATCCCCTGCCGGTTAAAGCACGGAGAAAAAAATATCCGGGAGAGGGTTAAATCAGGAAACGGGTGCCTGAATACTGTCGCGCAGGAAAATCGCCAGCGGGCGCAGGGCGGTTTTCATATCCGCAAGGGTCCAGGAGGCATCGAGGGTAATACGGTTCTGGTTAAACTCGCCCATCAGGTAAACACCACCGGACTGATCGCCGTGCGTGGCCGCCTGAACATCGTCGACCAGGATAGCGCAGGGTTTTTCGCTACCGTCAGCAGCCGTTTTAACACAGGCGGTATATTTCCCGCTTGCCGAAATCATGCCAAGCACAGTGCCACGTTTATAGTCTCCGCCAGTAACAGTCACCGTATCAGTGATGAGCTGCAACGGACCCGCAATAAGCTGATCCGGTACAAACAGCGAGCTTTTCATACCCGGCGCAAACGGGTTCTGACCAAACTGATCCATTATTTTTCCCCTTTTACAGAGTTGTAGAGGCTGGTCATCTTGCCCACCAGCGCAGATTTACCAGTCTGTTTTTCACCGTCCGGGTTCAGGCGCGCCTGGTGACTGGCCTGCATACGTTCATCCAGAGAACGACCGCGCTTAGGCTGCGATGCCGGCGCCTGCGAAGCCATGACGTTGATGGCTGCAGCAGAGCTCATGCCGGTATAAAAAGCGAGCGATGCGGCAAGCGCTGGGTTGGCGGCAGCATGCGGGCTACCGAAGATACGGGCGCAGCGCTTACGCTCTGAAATACAAGCCTGGCGGCCAGACTTACTTTCTTTTCGGTCATCGCCATCATCGTCTTCAGCGTCCGGATCGTCTTCATCATCCTCTGCATCCGGATCGTCATCTTCGGCGCTTTTATCACGGTCATCGTCTTCCGCATCATCATCGCGCTCATCGTCTTCAGCATCGTCCTCGCGGTCATCTTCTTCCGCTTTACGTGCCTTCGATTTTTTGGTTTTTTTATCTTCATCTTCTTCTGATGCCGATTTTCCAAAACCCAGCAGGTGAGCAAAACTCATCGTTTTCTTTGCCATATCAGGCTCCTGTTACTTGAAGTAAATGTCTGAACGCAGCATCAGGAGGGCATACCTCATCCGCCAGTCCAAGCTCCACACCATCAGCCGCCATAAAACAGGCCGCCTGCGTATTTTTGATAATTTTTGCGCTGATCCCGCGGTTACGGGCAACGGTATTCACGAACAGCTCCCCCATGGTGTTGATGTCATGCTGTATGGCCGCCAGCGCCTCTTCTGACAACTCACGATACGGAGAGCCCTCCGCCTTCCGGCTGCCGAAAGTAATGATGGTGACCTTCAGACCGTCCTCTTTAATGCGCTGCGTCCAGTCAAGGTGCATGGTGATGACGCCCACCGACCCCACGCCGCCGGTGCGGGGAACCGAAATCCGGTCAGCCGCGCTGGCGATGGCGTACGCAGCTGAATACGCGCTTTCCGTCAGAATGGCGTGGACAGGTTTTTCGCCGCGGGCGTTGTAGATTTCGTCCACAAGGTCGAAACACCCCGCCACTTCCCCGCCCGGTGAATCGATATCCAGACAGATACCCTTCACATCCGGGTCGGCCAGCGCGGACAAAAACGCCTGGCGGATACCGTCATAGCCCGTCATGCCACTGTACGGCCGCAGGCTGCCGAGCTTTTGAACCAGGGTTCCGCAGATGGAGATGACCGCAACACCCGCCACATTGTCATAGCCGGGGTCGCGCCGGGTTTCCCGCCCGCGGTTGTCGTCGTAGCCGTACCCGTCGTCATCTTCCATCGCCAGTGAGGTTTCAATTCTGGAGATACCGAACCGGTCCATGACGGCTGCCATGATGACTTCAGCTTTGTTCGGGTGGATGGCCAGCGGCGTGTTAAACAGGCGCTGGGCCAGATGAGGTAGATTCACTTTTCCTCCGGGTCTTTAATCGTTTCGGGGGCAAATACATCAGCCTGCGCCCAGCTGGGTAGCGGCAGCCCGCGTTTCTTACAGGCATCAATTTCACGCTGGCGCTGATCGAGCACTTCTTCCCAGTCTTCACCGACGTTCTCACCCACCTCAATTTCGAGGGTGGAAAGCCCGGCATCCAGGCCAAGAATGGCGCCTTTCTTCTCTGCAACCGGATCCACCCAGCCGCGGCCCGGCCCCATCCAGCGCGCGCGGGAATAGGCTGCTCTGGCGTCAACAAAATCCGGTGCGCCGGCAGGCAGGGGTAAATCCTCGTTGTCGTGCACTTCCTCGGCAAAAGCGGTCACCACAGGTTGTGCGGTTCCCATGGCGAAATCGTCGCGGCGCCGGGTCAGCGTCTTCCAGGCCTCCAGCAGCGAAGAGCGCGCGGAGCTGTAGTTAACGTCAGACCAGTCCTGGGTGACCTGCTGCGGCGATAAGCCGGTACCGGAGGAGAAATTGCGCAGCACGGCAGACTCGAACACCTCGAAGTTGCTGTAGGGCCGCGCCGCATTGACCGTGGTGATTTTTTCTCCGGGGTAAAGAATGGGCATACGGGCTCCGTTCTGCAGCGTCAGGCGCCGGTCAGTATGAAATTCGACACGCCCGTCCTGATAAGCACCCAGCTCGGATTCGTCATAGTTTTCACCCAACGCCGACTGCACCATCGCAGGGTCATAGGGTGACTCGATATAGGCTGCAAAAATGGCGTTGAGAATAGCGGCCTCGAGCTCACTCTGGTCGTACTTCACCAGCATTTTCAGGCGCTGGACCACCGGCGTCAGAATGCCGTTTCCGCGATGCTGCGCACCGCGCTCATGGTCAAAGTCATGTACCACATGCGGGCGTCCCCATGCCGTCTCGCGCGGGATACGCTGCCAGGTCATGGTTTTGGCCCCGCTCCACCAGTCACCGATATGGGCTTCCCGGATGTGGTAGGCCACCGGCGCACCGTCGGCGTCAATCTCCACGCCGCCACGGATATGCGGCATATCGAAATTCTGCTGCGGATTGCTGAGGCGATCAGGATCGACAACCTGCACCGTGGTGGCATAGCGCCCCCGACCTCGCCCCAGCCGGTCCGTCCGGTACTGGAGCACCAGCAGCGCATCACCATCGATTAACTTATGGCGAAATGCCAGCCGCAGCATCTGAGGAACCGTCAGCTTGCGCTCGGCATCGCAGTAGCGCCCGGGGTCATATGCCCAGGTTCGCCAGTGCGCCTCCAGTGCCTTGCCATACTCTTCAGCCCACGTGGCATCGAATGACGGGTTCCCGGTCATCATCCTGAGTACCCGGTGATCCGGTTTCATAATGGGGCGGAAGTTTGCACCGACAGCATTGTCCAGCAGGCGGGTCACCGCACCGTTAGCCCAGCCATCGTTACGGACCAGATCCCGCGCGCGGGAAACAATCCGGTCCCGGTAGATGTTGATTTCGTTATCCGGCGACCAGAGCGCCGGCTGCCAGTTCGCCAGCTGGTCACTGAACGAATCCGCCGCGTCATAGGGCACGCGGCTGCCGCCCACCAGCATCGAGGGCCGCGCCGGGCGTACCGGCTGACCATCCGGCCCCAGTATCTGTACTTTATTCATCAGAATCGAAACCTCGCTGGTTTCCGCGGACGCGAGATAATGCCCAGCTGCGCCTGCAGGAGCTGGATCAGCGCCAGCAGGTCAGCCAGGGTACTTTGCTGGTAGGACACGGATCGCGTTCCGTCTCCCTGGGAATAGGAAAACGAAACACCGTGGCTCCCGGTCGCTAAATCAATGTAGGCCTGCTGGGCCTTGGCGAGCGCAGCCCTGAGCTGCTCATCGGTCATCGCGCCGGCAAGCAGGCTGGTGTTCCGGTTAAACATAATTATCCTTATTGCGGCAGGAGTTTTGACAGTCGCTTACGTTTGACGGGAGCAGGCTCTTCAATAACGGCCCCCGGCAATTCGTAGCTGATGGTTTCTTCCGGTCCGGCCGGTGCTGGCAGGAATTTGTCCGGGTTGGCTTCCAGGTTCGCGGCGCGTACGTTCAGCTTGAGTCCCATGTGCATCAGGCCACACAGCGCGGCGTAGCTATACACCCTACAGTCGAGCGCTTCGTTTGCCCTGCCGGGAATGGCTTCCCAGACGCTGAAGCGCTGCCCGGCAATGACTTTGTACACAAGGCGCTCAGCCAGCAGCTGGTTGAAATAGCCGATATCCCGATCGTCAGGGAAATGCATATACCCCGGCGCGGCCATACCCGGCGCAGGTGGCTCGATATGCAGCCGCCCGCGGATCACATCCTTCGCGGAGTTGACCCCCAGAATGATCGGCCGGAACTGCGCCTTGCTCTTCGATGAAGGACGTTTGGTTGGCCAGACCGGATTTCGCTTCCCGCCCTGCGCCGATTCACCTTTGACAGCCCAGATTCGGCGATTGAGCCGCTCTTTCGCAAACTCGTAGACCTTCTGGGTATGGTGACCGCCGGAGTCATGGCAGGCCGCCATAATGGTCAGTCCCCTGCCATCGTTCCGGCGCCATATCTGCTTCAGGTACGCATCCAGACGCCGCCAGGGTTCATCCGTTTCCAGATCGCCGTAGATGACATCATGGGAGACAGACCAGGACTCCTCGTTTTTACCCCAGCCTGTCACTTCGATTTCGAAGCGATCATCCTGGGTATCAATCCCGGCCGTCAGCAGGGCAACACCATCCGGCACTTTCGCCGGAAAGACCTCTCGGCGAGCCAGCAGGATATCCACCGGCAACTGCTTGCCATGGTTTGGCCGGTGAGGCAGTCCCATCTGGGTATTCCACCAGGCCTGCTCTTTATCCGGGTCCCCCTTCGCTTTGATGTATTTCTCGGCAATATCGGACGGCTTGTCTTTCTGCCACGGGCTGAACAGTTTGGATGCCTGATACCCGGCATGGTGGTTATCGACGGCCTCCTGCCCGCACTCCGGACAGACAGCGCGCCAGACTGCATGACGTTCGGATTCCGACCATCGCCACACCTTTTCAACACTGCCCTCATCCTCTGTCCGCCAGGCCAGGTCATAATCCATCAGCGGGGAATGCCGCTCTCCGCAGCACTCGAACGGTCGGGTCTGGTGCCAGCGGATGGTCTGCAGCGCCCTTAGCCGCTCCCCCTCGGACCAGCCAGCGCCGCAGCACTCACAGTGGAGCATCGCTGATTTGGTCAGGTGTTTATCCCCGTCCTTCGGCCACTGAACGTGTTTAAAAAAGTCAGGGAACTGTCGGTGCCCACAGTGTGGACACACCACCGAGGCCCGGCGCTGGTCAGATTCGGCATAACTGTCGGCAATCCGGCTTTCGTCTTCCACCGTCGGCGAGCAGGCACGAACCGACAGCCAGGTGAGGCCAAACGTCGCCGTGCGCTCTTCCGCCAGCGCGATGGGGTCGCCTTCGCGGGTGATCGGGTATTTATCCACCTCATCCGCCAGCAGGACACGAATCGGGCGGCGCGCGAGGTTATCGGGACTACCGGCGCCCGCCAGCGCCAGAAAGCCGCCGGTGAACGCCTTATAGAGAATGGTTTCTTTCGAGCTCTTCTGCTTTGAGTCGCCGATGATTCTGCGCAGTGCCGGCGTCACCCTCACCAGCGGGCTGATGCGTTCCTTCGAGAACTGCTCGGCCGCTTCCTCTTTCGGCTGCAGCAGCAGTATCGGGCAGGGATCGAGATGCGCGAAATAACCAAACAGGTTTTCCAGCAGCGCGGTTTTCATCAGCTGAGTGCAGCACATCACCGTAATGATGTGAACGCCTGATTCTGTCGCCGCCAGCATCGGGCCGCGGGCGATCTCCACGGTGGACGTCTCCCAGTTGCCCGACGTACTCCCGGCTTCCTTCGCCAGCTTGCGATAATCATCAGCCCACTGCGGAACGCTGATCCTCGGCGGTGGCGTCCAGCCTTTTCGTACGCTCAGCTCAAGACGCTCAATCTTCAGCCGGGTTAAATTCTGGCTCTCCGAGGACTGAGATATGTTTGTGGACATGTTCAATCAGCACCTCTGTCATCCTGTCCGCCGGTACATCCAGATCAGCAGCCATCAGCGGCGCCACCCTGGACGGCCAGTTGAGCCAGGCATCGCGCTGCTGGCGAAAGGCGTTGAAAAGAACCTCCTCGGCGACCACCAGCTCAACGAGCTGGCCACTGTCTTTTTCGTACTGCAGTTTGGCCTGCAGGGCCATATAGTTTTCGCGGATACGCGCCGCCTCCTCCCGCGAAAGGTCTGCGCCTTCGGTGAGCATTATCTGGCGTACGGTATTCTCGATGTCATCCCCGTCATCATCGCTGGCAACAGGGGTTTTCTTTTTCTTCGCGTTCGAAGCGCGCGGGTCTTTGCCATCGCGGTTTTTCTTCAGTGCGGCATCGCTGGCCTCAACATCAATCAGGTCCCCATCCATCACAATGAAGCGACCCGCTTTAATCCAGCGTCCGATGGTCTTGCGATCGACACCCGAATGTTGTGCGTACTGACTCTGGTTCATCGTGGTCATGGGACATCACCTGGGACATTTTCAGGGGTGGGACATTTACCTGGGACATTTTTGCGATGTCCCACCGGAATGTCCCACTGGAATAAACAGGAATAGCCAGCACTGGTGCGGTGTCAGGCGCGATCGCCCCGGGTGGGACATGGGACACAAATCTGAAACCTGTAGCTAGGAAAACACCGCGGCGCGCAATGCCCGTGCAATATGATCCCCTCAGGAAGGACCCAAACCCACCGGGGCGGGGTCACAAGGCATGCTGGAAAAGAAAAATACGCGTGATGCTATCCTGACGGAAATGGAAACGGTCACGGGCAATGTTTAATAATCCACCTTCCCCGAACCGCTCAAACTCTTCGGCGCAGCGTATGGCATCATCAAAAACATAAATATCGGGCGGCGGTAATGTGAAGCTTCTCACGTTGTCTGCAGGGAGAATACGGCCACCAAAGAGGCCTGGGCGGATATTATTCACATCACGCATCGTGGGTACGATTAATTGCACGTGCAAGCCAGCTGCTTCAAATCCACTCGCTAATGCCAGTGCGGCGCTCGTCATTCCACTGTGGCGCTTAATAAGAATTGTTGCTGTGTTGCTCATGATGTCCTCATTTTGCTGTTCGGAGCGCCTCCGCTATCGCCTGATTCAACGCAGATGGTAGCAGCGCGTTCGCCATGGTGTTTGCCCGGTCCATATAGCCCAGCGAGGGTTTTACTGGCAGCGCGTTGCCAAAGCGGATAAGCAGTTTTGGCGCACGTTGTTTAACCTTCTCCCGACGCGTTCCATTCGGCGAGCGTTTCGCCCGCTTCTTCCCTTTCCTGGTCCTGGCCTTTCTGCGCTGCCAGACAGAGTTAACACCGCCGACATCACCGATGAAGGTGTTTGGCTTCGCCTTGAGCTGAGAAAGCTTATTACGCGGCAGGTTGCCGAATTTATTCAGCTTAATGTCTTTGGGGTTGAGCAGAGCGCTACCGTTGAGCTTATGTTCGCCGCCAAACTCAAACGGATCGAGGTAATCCGCGGCAGTATCGCGGACGAACACTTTCGCGTGCAGACTGTTTTTTCGGGCAGCCACAGAGCCGACCGACTTCACGGTGAAAGGTGTGGGATTATCCAGATGGCGCTCGAACGCCGTTTTCTGAGCCGTTTCTATCTGCCGAACGACCTTTGTCATCGCCTGCGCTGTAGCGAAGGGGATTTGCTTCTGAAGCTGCCGCAACTGACTGGAAAGGTCTTTAAGTGTTGCCATGACAGTCTCCGCAATTATTGCCATTATGATGGGGCTCCCCATGATGATGGCAACAAAAAACCGCCCGAAGGCGGCTTGTGCCGTTATTGCTGGTCAATCTCACTCTTCAGATGAGCCTTCTTCCAACGCATCCTGGATAGCATCCGCAAGTTGTGAAATATTATCTTTAGCAAAAACCAAATCGTTATACATCGATCCTCCTGAAGCTGCAGAATCAGAAGATGCAGAGGCTTTGGCTATTTCTAGTGCAGCCTTAACAGCTAACAGGCGTTGGTGTTCTTCTTTTGTCGCTCCTAATTCAGGTGCTCCATAATAATTTTCAAGCATTTTATATCCCCTATATCCGCAGCCAATCTGCGGTTATCTATAAGTTGGGGATTAAGTAATAATTTCAACCCTAACAAAACATTATCGAAACCCATCAGAGATGAGCTTCTGTAATGCTTACTCTTCAACCACTGCACCTTCCGGCAGTTCTACGCAACCAAAAACAGGCATACCCGGTGAACGGTAATCTTCCACTGCCACCAATTGTGATTCTGAATACCAGCACTCTGTAGCGCACTTGTCCGCTGCCTGGTAATAAACAAAATACTGGTTATCACCTGTTACATGTTGAGATCGGGCCTGAACCTCACCAAACTCATCACTGATACGCAGGCTCACCAATTGGCCCAGGCAGAATTTAAAATCTTTTGCTACAGGCAGGATTGCGCAGCCGTTTTGTTCTTTGTCTATCATTCACTCCCGTGTTGTTAAAAAGCTCGCTTTTGCGAGGATCGTTATTTGAGGCACTGCGTGGTGATGTATTCCTGCAGGCCGCTCACTTGTTTGGTGATAACGCTAATTCGCTCTCTGAGGGTGAAATAATCCCGTTGAGCGGCGTCAGTAAGTCGGGGGCCGGTTGCATCATCCACGCCGGTGGCGCCGGAGGTATTACCCTTGGGGCAGGTGGCGTTGATGTGCAGCCCACACTTGCCAGAACGAACACACTGCTGAAGAGCATCAAGCTGCTTTTTCGCATCAGCTAACTCCTTTGTGTATTTGGCATCCAGCGCAGCGACGTCGCGCTGCCGGGTCTGCATGTCGGTTATGGTGGCGTTCGCCAGCGTCAGGGCGGATGTGGCTTTATCGCGCTGGTCTTTGTAGGTGATGGCGTTGTCGCGGTAGTGGTTCACTGCCAGTAACAGCACGCCGATAACTGCAAATACCAGAATCGGCAGCCATAGCTTTTTCAGCGCTGCGAAGATGGCTTCACTCATGGTTTAGACTCGCTCACCTGACCGCCAGCGGCTTTGAATACCGCGATCAGATTATCCGCTTTGTGCTCAAACTGGCCGTAGCCCGCACCGGGGAGTGAGGCCCATATATTGCTGCAGCGGTCGATAGCCTGTCGAATGTCTCCGCTGTCGATTAACGGCAGCGCGCCACGCTCCTTAATTTGCTGAAGCGCCACTGCGTCCTGGCTGGCCGGGGAGAAGTCTTTCAGACCAAGCTGCACCCGGTATGCATCCCACCATTTGGACAGCAGCTGGTAGCGGCCGGCAGCCGTTGATTTCAGTGTTGGGCTAAGCGTGACCAGCTTTCGGGGGTGATCTGAATAATCGGTAAACAGGGAACCGCCGACAATAACGTCGTATCCGTGGTTATTGGTCTTCTGCCTGCCGTTATCGGTTCCTTCAGACCAGGCCAGCATATCGAGAAATGCTTTTCGTTGAGGACTCATCGTCTGCATCAGCGCCACCTTTTTTAATGTCTCAGAATATCAATCAGACGCGCCATATTTCCCCGTACCCAAAGCACCGCGGCGCATATAAACAGGTTTCCCAGCACCACCAACCAGTGCGATTCGTGGTACAGGCCAAACAGAAAACGGAAAGGCACGAAGGCGTAAACCAGAATGGTCAGGTACGCCAGAAAGGAAACGCCTGGCCGGTGCCTGGCGCCGCGACGCTGGTAGAACATCAGGACAATCACGATAACGGCGCAGATAATGACGTTCGCCAGCGTTGCCGGATCACTTACTACCATTTGAACCTCCTCCCCGCAGGCGGGAGAGCATACCGAACAGGCTGTTCAGATCCTGACTGTTGAGAAACGTCAGCACTTTGATGATCAGCGCTGAAATCAGAACAGCGCCTAGTGCGTCCAGCGGTCTGTCGGTGTAACCAAGCCAGGTGCTGAGCTTCGCACCCAGCAGGCCAGCGCCCAGCACGCCGACAATAAACGATGTCAGAAAGTAGGCTGCCAGCCGTCGGCGCGTCAGGTTTGCCGTGGTCGCCACGTAGAACACGGCCCCGGCAAACGCACCAAATACGACGCCGAAATCGGTTTGCGTCAGGATGCCGTACATAGTTGCGCCCAGCAGGCCGCCACCCAGCACGACGCCAGTGCCAGTTACAGGATCGGACATTAAGCCCCCTCGTTATTGCTGTGAGTCCTCTCAGAATTGAGGGGATAAGGAATCAGGCTCGCGGGCTCTTATGTAAAAGTGAAGGTAAGGGTGATTCCCAGAGCCTGAAAATAAAAAACCCCGGCGAATGCCAGGGCTCGAAATTTTGGTGATAATTTTATAATGGTGGCTCAAGAGGCCCCGCAATGACTTCTGCTTCACCGTTATGGCAGATATCGTCACCTCTGGTCAGATGCCAGATTCCTGTAACCGCCATTCCGGTATCCAGATCCTCGAACACTTCGTTCGTGAAGTAAGCCACCTGAACAACACCACTATGCTGAATCCAGTAGAACCCCTCTTTCATCTCCATCTGCTCCGAGTGAGTATTTTTTTAAACTAATAGAGCTGGATGACGATCACAGCCATGATACTTATCAGTTGAAGTATATATACACTCTCAACCCGCCAATGGTAATATGATAAACCATTTATTTCAGGAGGTTATATGATTTATCTGCTGGAAGGTGATTCGTTTGTTGAGGTTGATGACTGGCAAAAGATTTGTGCCAGACCAAGCTATTTAGAAAACCTCGTAGTTAAAGGTAGAAAGCTCGAAAGGATCATTGGATACTACGAGCTCCCTGAAAAAGTAAAATGCGGCCTTTCCAATTGCCACACGCGTCATTTTAAAGGCTACGTGGTTGAGACGGACAACAGCTCCGAAACGAATATCGGTCATAACTGTGGAACAAAATATTTCGACGTTCAATTCGAAACTATGTCATCAGAGTTCCTGAATGCTCTCGAATTCGCAAAAGCGAAAGCTTTCATCGTAGAAAATAAATCACGAGTTTTTGAATACTGGCAGAAAGTGAACGCATTAGCCGTTGGGCAAAAAAATGCCACTTGGGCCATTGATTTGTACTCTAAGATCAACTCGTCAGAGATAATTGGGTTAGCTGCGTATCGGGCGTTAAGACAGATGCAGGCGAATGGTAATGGAAATGTAACTACCACACGCCTCCCCACCGCTAAAGAAATTGAGCTGGCACAAACAGCTGGGCAGCCTGTTCCACAATCTGTTGAAGTCATTGTTGGATTTATTTCAAACATTGACTTTCTATCGCCAGATAACGATTTGAGTGATATTTACAATATCCAATTAAGGGGAGTTGTACAAAATTTACAGGATGCAGAACCAGAAAAAATGTCACGTACACAAATGAGACCGATAGTTAGTGGAATATCCGCCTTAAATACGAAAATTGAAAAGGCAAAGGAAATAATTGAAACGGCCAGACTGTTTTTCACTCAGGAAAATCTATCACAGCTATTAAAACATCTGGAAGATAATCAGAATATAAGTTCTGCCGATGTTGATCGCTATAAAAAATTCCTTGCATGCCTATAA